CGCAGCTGTTCAGCCGCGAAGACGCGCCGGTTAAAGCGCGCGAAGTCTGACCCAGCAAAACCCACTTACCACACAAGGAAGCAACACCATGCCACTGAGCAAAGAAGCCATTCAGCACATCGAGTCCAACGCCCTGGCCGCCGCAGCGCGCGAACTGCACGTCGACGACGGCACCCGCCTTGCCGTCCTGCCGGAAGCGGTGCGCCTGCACAGCCTCGAGCAGTACCAGCCGGTACGCGATCGCTTCCGCGGCACCATGGCCACCCACTCCCTGCAGGACTTCACCAAGTACGTCGAAGCGCATGGATTTGATGACAACGCGCCGGTGAGCTCGCGCGGCTTCATCGACCAGGACGCCATGCGCGCCACCGTCATCTTCAACCTGGGCGCCCCGGGCTTCGCCGGCCACGGCGACGACACCGCCACCCTCACCCTCAAGCCCACCGCCGCCTATGCCGCACTGCAGAGCGTCGTCGGCAAACCGCACAGCCAGCAGGCACTGGCCGAATGGCTGGAGGACTGGCTGCCCAACCTGAAAGCGCTCGACGGCAACACTGACCTGAACATGGTGAAGGCCATCAACGCCGTGCGACGCATGACCATCAAGGCCACCAGCCAGCGCGACAGCAACGTTGGCGACTTCTCCTCCAGCCGTTCGGCCATGGATGAGATCGAGGCCAAGAGCCAGGAAACCCTGCCGACGGCGCTCATCTTCACCACCGTGCCGTTCGAAGGCCTGCAGGTCACCACCATCACCCTGCGCCTGTCCGTCATCACCGGCCGCGACGAGCCGCAGCTCAAGCTCCGCTGGGTCGGTGAAGAAGCTCAGCGCGAAGAGTTCGCCCGCGAGTTCAAGGCGGTGCTCGAGCAGGAAGTGGGCGGCATCGTGCCCCTGAGCATCGGCACCTTCAGCCTCGGCAAGTAAGCGCAGCACCTACCCGCCGGCCTTACCAGCCGGCGGTTCTACATCAGAGGGACACAGCAATGAACTTCACAACCATCCAGATTCTGGCCTTCGTCGGCGCCGTCGCCGCCATGGCCATCGTCTTCGGCCTCGGCTACCTCGAAGGCCGCCGCGCCGCCCGGCAGGACCTCGCACACCTGGCCACCGCTAACCGTCAGCTGGTCGACAACCTGCGCCGGCGCGCCGAACGCGCCCAGCACGAACACACCATCAGCCGCCTCAACGCAGCCCAGGCACTGGAGCACCTGACCGAGGAGCTGGACGCCCTGCGCACCGAACTTGCCGACGCCCAACGCCGCGCACTCACCGCAGAGGACGCCGAAACCCTCGCCGAGATCGCCGCCAAGCTCAACCTGGCCGCCACGGTGTTCACCAAGATGGGCTCCGAACAAGGCACCCACGCCAGCAAGCTGGTCTTCGCCGCCATCGCCATCGCCGACCGCTACTGGAACACCACCCGCGAGCAGCTCGAAACGCTGTAGGCCCAGCAGCAGGAACGCGCAGCATGATCAACGCCACCCACTACGTGCTTGACCTTGAAACCATGGGCACCGGGCCGAGTGCAGCTATCGTCGCGATCGGTTGCGTCAAGGTCGCCGATGGCCAGATCGCCGACGAGTTCTACACCCGCGTCGACCTTGAAAGCTCGCTGCACTCCGACGGCACAGTCACCGCCAAGACGATTCAGTGGTGGCTCAAGCAGTCCGAAGAAGCGCGCCGCGAAGTCGACGGCAGCCAGCACGCACAGCCCCTCATTTTTGCGTTGCGCGATCTGGACGTTTTCATGGACGACGATGAGCGTCAGATCTTCGTCTGGGGCAACGGCAGCAGCTTCGACAACGTCATTCTGCGCAGCGCCTACGCCGCCTTCGGCGATGAAGCGCCCTGGCCCTTCTGGGCCGACCGCGACCTGCGCACGCTGCTCCACCTCTACCCGGAGGCAAAGCGGGCCGTCGCATTCGAAGGCATCCAGCACCACGCCCTACACGACGCCCGCCACGAAGCGCGGCAGCTGGTGGCGGCGCTGGAGATGCACGAGGCGCGGGCCACAGCTGGCGGATCAATCCAAGTACCAGCAGACCCGACGCCGGCAATGGTCGCGGCAGCCGAGGAGGCATACATGCCGTTCGGCGATATGCACCTGGCGATCCAGGTGGCCAACCTCACGCAGGTTGACGCTGTGAAGGAGGCGGGCCAATGAACCATCAAACTTGCACCATAGATGGCGCTGGCGTGCTTCTGACCATCGAGCAGGAAGGCGTGAGCATGCCCGCCGACTACTCGTTCCGGTGCGTCAATGACTATGTGCACGACAGCGGCCGGCACTTTGAGGAGCTGCAGTGCCTGGCACTTGGAATGGCGTGCGAGATTGAGCGGCTGCGCAAGGACGCCGAGCAATACGTTCCTGTGCATGAGGCCATTCAGCAAGCCGCCGGCGAGCTTCCGAACGGCTGGGAAATCAGGCTGTGCGTCGAGCGCGACGGCGGCGGGGTCGAGCTGTACGGACCAGGGGGCACCGAGGAGCAGTTCGCCAGCGACCACGAGCGCCTTGATTACACCATTACCGACGCACTCGAGGCTGCTCTCGCCACCCAAGGCGGTGCCGCATGAGCATCGAGATCCGCACCCGCCACACCGGCTCTGCCTTCGTCGCCGTCGCGCCAAGCCTCAAGCAGTCCGCCAGCCACAAGGGCGGCGCCCGCCAGGCTGCCGAATCACTGGCCCGCCAGCTCGGCCTCAACCCCGACCTGCTGCGCGAGATCCAGCGCGACCTGCTGCGCCACGGCCATGAGCTTTTCAGCCATCCGGGGGTGACCGCATGAGCACGCAACCCGCCAAGCCACTGCGCCGCCAGTCGGCACGCACCAACGTCCGCCAGATCGTGCCGGGCATCATGAGCATGTCGCTGATGAACGGCATCTGCGACATCTGCAAGCGCCACCGCTCCCAGGGCAACCACCCCACCTGCTCAAGCCAACGGCAGGCCCGGTACCGGCGTCTGTGGGAGGCGCAGGCATGAGCATTACAGCAGACAGCTTGAAAGCCGTTTTGGATTACGACCGGGACACAGGACTGTTTCGCTGGAAAGTACGCGCCGCCAGAAACGTGTTTCCCGGTGCGGTGGCTGGCGTGTCGGGCCAGCGCGGCTACGTCCACATCACGATTGAAGGAAAGCAATATCGGGCACACCGGCTAGCGTGGCTCTACGCCCACGGCCGCATACCCGAGTGCATCGATCACATCAATGGCAACCCGAGTGACAATCGGCTGAGCAATCTTCGCGAGGCCACGGCCTCGCAGAACGCTATGAATTGCCCACGTGGCCGCAACAATTCCACTGGAATCAAGGGCGTCTATCTCAACCGGGCGATTGGGCGCTATGGCGTATCGTTGATGGTTGGCGGGAAAAGCCAGTTCCTCGGCTATTTCGCCAGCGTCGAGGACGCAGCGCGGACGCTGCGGTCCGCACGGGCTACCGCATGTGGTGAGTTCGCCAACCACGGCGAGTTCGCAGAGGAGGCGCCGCAGTGACCTACTCGATCTTCTACAGCACCGAAATGCCGAACGACACCGCCCAGGTCAGCGGCCGCTTGCCACGCAAGCCGCAGCGCTGGTTGATGGAGTGGCTGGTGAAAACGCCGGACGGCAAGACCCACGTCGACAACTCCCGCACCATCCAGCGCGCCACCTATGAGGAGGTAAACGCGATCATGGGCGCCATCATCGACGACATCAAAGCCGAGATCGGCGAACTGGCAACTTTCATCAGCTACCGCCTGACCTGCCACGGCGGCACCAAGAAGCATCGCAAGGGAGGGAAACGCCGTGGTCGCGCTTGAGGGTTACCTGCGCGAGGAGCAGGTGCTGGAGGTCACCACGCTGTCCCACGCCACGCTCTGGCGCGAGATCAAGGCCGGGCGCTTCCCGAAACAGGTCCGGCTTTCGCCGGGCCGCGTCGGTTGGCGGGCATCCGATCTGCGCCTTTGGCTGGAGGACCCAGAAGCGTGGAGCAATCAGGCGGCGTGACGGCTACGGCTTCACGCCAGCCACATCTACAAGCCAGGTAGCCCAATCCTCGAGGCCCTGGCTTTTTTCTTTCAGGTAGTCGTAGCGGTCATAGTGCTTCGACGACACATCGCTGAACGCATGCCCCTGGATGCGATCGCGCAGTTCCTTGCTGATCCCCGCCACACCCATCAGCGTCTTGCAGGTGCGCCGCAGGTCGCGCAGCGTGAATGGCGTCTTGAACGTGTCCGGGTGCCGCGCGCAAAGCTTCGTCACCGCCCTCGACACGGACTGCACGTTGATTGAGTTGTTCTTATACCGGCCCATGAACGGAAAGGCCTCTTCGCCGGAGATCGGTTTCAGCCGCTCCAGGCAGGCGCGGCTCAGGCCGTTGAACGGCACCACATGAATCTCCCGCTCGCCTTCTACACCCTTCTTGCTGCGGATCATGTAGTAGTCGTCGCGGTACATCGTGCGGTCTGACGCCACCACCTGCTCCGGCCGCTGCCCACCGCTGGCAATCAGGAACTTGATCAGCTCCGCGGTGACCAGGCTCAGCTCCTCGGGCAGCAGGTTCCACAGCGCCGCCAGCTCTTCCTTGCTCAGCACGCGCTGCCCTGGGCGCTCCCAATCGCCCTGCACGGGGATGCTCGCCACCGGGTTATAGGTCAACCCGAAGCGCACCTTCGACTTGAGGTAGTCCCGCGGGTTGTATTCCTGGTTGAGCCCGTGCTGGAACGCCGCATGCAGCTGCGACCGCACCCGGTTGCAGTAGGTGGTCACCTTCGCCTTGATCATCGCGGAGATAATGTCCCGGATATCCCCAGGCTCGATGGCGCTAGCCAGCTTCTTCACCAGGTGCGGAAACGGCTCAGAGACATAGTGCTTGAGCGACCATTCCACGTTGCCGGCCGAGGCCGCGCCTTCGGCTTTCAGCTTGGCCACATACGAATCGAGCAGGTTCTGCAGCGTGCCCTCCGCTTCACTCTGCGGCGACGCACCTTTGCACTTGTCCCGCGCAACGGTGAGCGACATCGTTGGCCACACACCGAGCTTGCGTTGCTTCTTCTTGCCGGCCACGAACCACTGGTAGTAGAACTCCTTCGTGCCGTTGGCGCGAACCTTCAGCAGCAGCACCCCTTCCCCGCGCGCACCGCGCCCGTCGGACATCACATAGTCGCGGTCTTCTGGCTTGAGCGAACGGATCTGCTTTTCGGTTAGCATGGGTGACAGTTTCCGGTGACAGTTGTCCCGAACTAACACGAAATTCAGCGGGACAAATTGAGACTGAGCCGGAAGCCCCAGCCCATACAGGACGGGGATTGTAGCGCCTTTACGATACCTCGCGTTATACCCTGATATTTGGCCCGTTATAGATTCCCAAGCTCATGACGAGGGTTCGATTCCCTTCGCCCGCTCCAGATTCTACGGGGCCTCTAGTGAGGCCCCTTTTTATTTGGTGACAGTAATGGCGACAGTTATCGATTGTCGGGGCCGCTGAAACTGTCACCACCGCCGGCCGTAATCATCCCCAAAATGGCAAAACGAGAGGCGCCCTAGCGCCTGGCCGCAGCCCTCACTCCGTCGTAGACCCGCTCGCAGGTAAGCCCTGCTGACCGGGATCTGTCAGCCTGGCCTGCCATTGCTCGGCCAGCCGCTTCCATTTCTCCAAGCACGTCGGCGAACACTGCGGCGGCGTTTGCCCTTGCCTGGCGCTCGCCGGCAGTTCCGGCATTGCAGGTAGCGAGCTGAGTGGCAAGCCGCCCGGCTTGCCGGCGCAGCCCAGCAGCAACAGCCCCAGCATCAGCGGCAGCACGCCGCAGGTCTTCCAGTTCGTCATGGCCTTTCTGTCCTTCTGTATCGGCTACCGCCTGTTGTTTGCGCTCTACAACGCGCACCACCTGCACCGCTTGGGTCTGGTCCTGCGCGATGCCTGCTCCCAGCCGCCAGCCATTGACCTTCCAGCCCGCGGCAAAGCAGAGCACCGCCAGCAGCCCGTAAACGGTGCTGCGCTCAAATAGCGTGCCGATCATGCCAACGCCTCCTGCCCCGCCTGCCACAACGCCAGGCGCTGCGCCTGGCCATGGGTGCCGCCGTTGATGCGCCGAGTGATGGCCTCGAACCGCCCGGCGTCGGCCAGTTCGTTGAGGCCGTTGCGGGCCCAGTACCAGGCGGCGGATAGCGCGGCCCACTCTGGCTGCTCGAGCAGGCCGGGGTAGCCCTCGAGGTTCTGGCCGATGGCCTCGCCGCAGGTGCGGTAGTTATCGCGCCCGGTGAGCTGGATCAGCCCGCGCCCGCGGTAGCGCCAGCCGTCGCCGCTGGCGGCCGGGCCATTGCCCAGCCGATCGGCGTAGACGTGGTTGGCGATGGGCTCGGGCCGCCGCGCCAGGAGGTGCGCCAGCGCGTTGGGCTGCCCGTCGGCCGCGCGAAAGCGCCGCGGCCAGGTAGCTGCCAGACCTGCTGCGGAATAGTTGAGGTTCTCGATCAGGTGGCGGAGATGGCCAGACTCGTGGCCGACCTGGGCAATGAACGCCGCTCGCCGCACAGGGCTATCAATGCGGTAGCGCGCCATGGCTCGGTTGAGTGCAGGTACAAAAACGCCCGCGACAGGGCGGGCGTTGGGGAGGATCTGCAGCAGCTGCTGCTCGGTCAGGGGGCGCATGGGAAACTCCAGGCAAAAGAAGCCCGCGCGTGGCGGGCGTGTCAGATCAGCGGAAACCAAACAAGGTTCGCTTTCCTTTTTCGGCTGCGCGCGTCCTTCGGGCGCTTATCCGCCCGCATCCGGCAAGCTCACCACCGCCAGCGGTGCGTCGGCTTTCTTGGTGCGGCCGACCTTGGCCTTGCCCTGGTTGCCGGCTGAAATCGAGTAGCTGTCCACCCAGCTCTGGCCGGCATAGGTGCGGGTCACCGACTCCACCAGGTAGTCACCGTCCGCCCCGGCCTTGAAGCCCGCGAGGCGCACCGTGCTTTCGGCGCCGATGTCCGCGCGCCCTATCGACGACAGGTTGCCGGAGGCGGTCGCGCGGTTGAGTCCATCCAGGCGAGATTTGGCAGCTGCCTTGGCGGCGTCCGGTGTCGGGTAGACGTGCCGGTCAACGTGCTCGCCGCCGGCCTGGGCGGCGGTGCCGTCCGGGTTGGGCAATTCCACCACCACCTGTTTGCCGGTTTTCGGGTCGTGCGCGCGCGCCTTCACCTTGGCGAACGAGGCGCGATCGGGGAAGGTCAGCTGGTAGCTGACGAGATCCTGCGGCGTCAGCGTCACGGCCGGCACCGCCTTGCCGCTGGCCGACTTGCCGGAGTCGCGCGGCAGGACGATCAGCTTGCCCTCTTTCACCGTGGCGGTTGCGCCGTGCTGGCGGGCCAGGCGGGTGACGAAGTGCAGATCGGATTCGCCCTGCTGGTCGGCGCGGGGCACCGCGACCTCAACGCTGCACGCTGGCTGCCAGCCGTTGCGGCTCGCGATGGCTGCCACGATGGCCGCCAGGGTGGTCGCCTCGTACGCCACGCTGCGGGTGCTGCGCGCATCCTGCCTCATGTCGGAAGGCTTGGCGCGGATGGTGATCGTGGACGGCGGGCCGGACAGCTCGATTTCATCCACGGTGAAGCTGCCCATCGGCGCGAGCGCCTGCCCTCGCCAGCCCAGAGCAACGCGAAGGACCGCGCCCTTGGGCGGAAACTCGACGCGGCCGTCCCGGTCATCGAGGCGGATCTCCAGCTCATCCGAGTCGAGCCCCGCCTTGTCGGTGATGCGCAGCTCGAGCAGGCGGTCGCGCAGCAGCTCGGTGATGTTCTCTTTGTTGGCGATCAGTTCGAAGTCGGCTTGCATGCTTGGCCTGCACGGTCAGTTGCGAAATTTGTTCAGGAACAAAAGAACCCAGCGCCGGGCTGGGTTCAGTGGTTGCCGAGGGGCGTCGGGGCTATTGCTCAAAATTGAGCATTAGCTTCAGCAGGATGTTACGCGGCTTGCTGCATGCGCTGCGCCACGGCGGCCAGAATGCCGGGCAGCAGCCGCTGAGGCGGGCCGGATGGGTCCGCGATCCAGTCGGCGAGGTGCTCGACGTTGGCCAGCACCGCACACTGCGGTATCTCGCGCAGCGTGATGCGGCCCCGCTCGTCCAGGTGGCAGAGGAACCGGTTGCTGCCGATCATGCCGCGCAGCAGCTCGGCGGGGTCGCCGCTGATCTGTGGGGCCTGCGGGGCTGGCGGCGCCGGCTGCTTGCCTTGCAGCTCGCCGAGCGTCCGGGCGAGCCAGTTACGCCAGCGGGCGCCGCGCTCGTGCTCGGCGTAATCGCTGGCACGAAAGGCAGCAGCGGGCGCGAGGAAGTTCAGCGACTGGCGCCCGCGCTTGGTGGTGCACACCTCGGTACGCGAGGCGGCGCGGGTGATGCGGTCCGATGAGCGCAGGCCCAGCGCGACAGCCACATTGGCAGCGGCGAACCAGGGCTGGCCGTCACGCATAATCACGCGGATGCGCTTGCCTTCGAAGGCTACCTGCTGCCAGTCAGCGGCCGACAGGCTGACGCTCATGCTTGGTGCATGCACGCGCTTCTCGCAATCGATGAAGTAGCGGCGGGCGGTGCGGCCCTGCTCGTTGTTCTCGACCATGGACAGTTCCTTGGCCATGTCGAGGGAGAGGTGGTATTCGATGCTTGGGCGCCCTCCGCGGGGTTTTTCAGTTTTTACTGAAAAACCTCCGCTCTGCGCTTTGTCGTCGCTCGGAGAAAGCCTTGCGTAATCGAGGTTTTCTTCGAAGCCGTACTGCTCAATCCGCTTTTTAATCCAATCTGAGAACTGCCAGCCGGCCTTAAGGAAGGCATGCAGCTCGCGCCCGTCGCATACCTGAGCAGGCAAGCCGCCGATCTGGCCATCGAAGACGCGCACCAACTGTTGTGTGGCGGAGGCAATGGTGTGGATTGCGCGGGTTGTGTTGCCGGTGTGTTGGGTTGTGGTAGTATCGACCATGACGTTATTCCTAGTTAGTTTGATGTCACCTGAAGCCTTGGCCTGTCCGCCGGGGCTTCTTCGTTTCAGGCTACCGCCTGCTTGCTTTGCATTTCCCGCCATTTGAATCCCTCCTCGATCAGCAAACCCAGTTCTGCGTTTAGGCTGCGGCGGCTGTTGCGCGCCTCGTTTTCTGCACGCTCGCGAATTTCATTGGCTAGTCGCAACGGATAGGCATTTTTTCTCTTCAATTCCATAGGCCACCTCCTGACGGTGAATCTATTAGATGTCATTGACAGGATAGATGTCAAATAGATTCTTTGATAGCAAACTGAGTCATTGCGCATACTGCAACTCGTAAAATCGCGAAGCCCTGAGCTCGAATGAACGAGAAGAAGCAGCAAACCGCCTACCCGCTACGCATGCCCAAAGAAACACGGCAGCTTCTTGAAAACAGCGCTAAGGAGGGCGGGCGGTCATTACACGCTGAAATCATCCAGCGCCTACAGGCGACCATCGATCTTGACGAGTTCATGGCTGAAACACAGGCCGGCACCTACGCCGATGCGTGCGCGATGCTGGAGTCAGTGCTGGCCGACAACAATCGTGTAGCAGCCAACGGCGGGCAGACGTTCGACGCCGCGTATCACCTGCTCGACCAGCTGCTGGAAGAGAAGCTCGCGCCCATCCGTGAAACGCTGCTGCAGGTCAAAAGCTACGAGAAGCGCGGCGACAAGCCCTCCCCCACTACCAAGAAGCCCATCCGCAAGACGTCCCGGCCGCTGGGCATGGAGCAGGACGAATGGGAGGCCAGGCGCGCTGCCAGTCGGGAGCCGCGCGACGAGTAACGCTGCGATTCCCGGTCCCCCGATTTGGGGGGCGGGCAGCAGTTCAGCGCTTGCTGATCAGCAAATCTTTCATAAGGGCATGCTCGATTTCCTGGGTGGTTGGCAGGTGGTAGGCCAGCACCTCCGCGACGATCTCGGCGGGCAAATTGGGCAGATGAGTCTGCCAGTAAAGCTTGGCGCGGGGCCTGTCGATACCCCCACGCATCTGCATCTCGATGCCCTTGCGCACGATGTCTTTGTGCGCCTGCTCTTCTTCCCTTTGCTTGCATTGTTCTGGAGTGATCATGTCGGAATCCAATATCGAGCGGTTTGATGAGTTAACGGGGCGGGTGCTGGCTGCGCTTTACGCGGCCTTCCCTGTACCTGTTGCGCTATGCCCTGACCTCTTTGTGAGCGAGGCTTCGCGCATGGATGACTTCCTTGGGATGCCAGTGGCGACCGAGGAAGCCGAGTTCTGCGACGCCACCATTTGCTGGCTGGCAACAGCGGGCTACTTGCACTTCCAAGAACGTGATCCCGAGCTGTTGCAGGGCTTTGCGGGCGTGGTGCTGACAGCCAAGGGGCTTGAGCTGTTGAAGGCCATACCCGATAGCCTGGGCGGGTCGTTCGGCGAACGCCTGCGCGATGCAGCTGCGGCTGAAGGGCGGGAGGGCCTGCGCGCGCTGGCTTCCCAGGTGCTGGGCGCTGGTATTGCGCTGATGCTGAACTAGGCCCTGGCTGCCGCTACGACCACAACCGCACGGTCTCGGACTTCTGCGCTGGCAGATCCGGCAGCAGGATCAGCTGGCCGGCGCTGTACGGCTGCGGCACCGAGGACAGGCCCGGGTTGGCCGCCAGCACCGCTTCCACGGTGCCGGTGAGGTGGCCGTAGTGGCGGTGGCAGAGGGTGTCGAGCACGTCGCCGTCAGCGGTTCGCGTAATCGTCGCCATAGCGCTTGAACTCCAGTGTGAATTGCTGCTTGAGCGGGGCGCCGTCGGCGGTGATGGAGCCCTGTTCCTCTTCGATCTGCACCAGGTACCAGCGGCCCAGGGCATCGCCGTAGCCGGTAGTCAGTTGCAGCGGCGATTGCAGGGCGCCGATGCGGCGCAGGGTGTCGAGCTGGCGAGCGCCGGCGTCGGTCTTGGTGTAGATGGCGCCGCTGATGCTGATGGTCTCGCCGCCCTTGTTCACCGCCTGCAGCGCCTCCTGCCGTTGCAGGCGTTCCTGGGTGGCGACGTTGAAGCTTGTGGTGCGCCGCAGCGAGTCGTACGCGGCCGTGCTAAGTCCGAAGAAGAACTTCTCGCCGGTCGATTCGGCGGTCAGCACGAGCAGGTGCGAGCGGGATGAGGATGCGGCGGGCGCGATGGGCAGCATCGGCGAAGCCAGGCTGTTGACTATCGGCACCGCCGTTGGCTTGCCGGTTAGGCCATCCATCACCGTTGCGAAATTGTTGCGCAGCGCATCCATCGCTGCGCCCGGGAGCGCCATTGTCTGCTGCTTTAACGTAGTGAGCATGCCGCTGAAGTCGGAAAAAACCGGCGCGAGCTTGGTGGCGATGGCCGCGCCGGCTTCGCCCGCAGCATTCGCCGCGGCCATGCCTTGCGAGATCGACGCTTCAGCGGTAGACAGCGCCCGTAGACCACGACCGATCTTGCCGGCCTGTTCGCCCGGCAGGAAACTCAGGTCCACCCCCTTGGCGGCGCCGATGAAGCTCCGCATCGCATCAGTCGACCCAGCCAGGTTGAGGCGCGTGGCCGAGGCGAGAAGGTCGGCGGCAGCCGCCTTGCCAGACTGCGCGGCAGTCACGGTAGCGCGCATCCGCTCGCCGCCAGCGGCGGCAAGCGAGGCGGCGTGCGACAGGTTGCTGATTAGTTCCATGGCACTTCCTTCGTTAGGCTGCGGTTACACATGCGCGGTGTCGAACAGTTGCGCGCGTTGGTGCTGGGCGCTGAACGAGTCGAACATCTGCTTGAGGTGCGGCATCAGCTCATTGGCGACAGTGCGCGGGTCTTTGACGTCGCCCTGCACCGTCAGGCTGATCTGCGGGGCAAAGCTGAGATTCGCTGGTGGCGGGGGCGCGGCGGGTGTTGCAGCCTGCGCTGTAACGGCTGCAGCTTCAGCGGCTTTCGGGGCGGGCGGCTCATCGGCGCCGAACGCTTTCTTGCCGAGCCAGCCGCCCAGTTTGTCGCCGCCGAACGAGCCAATCGCGGCGCCGATCAGCCCACCGGCTGCAGCGCCGAGGGGCCCGGCCAGGGCGCCCATCATCGCGCCTGCCTTGGCGCCGGCCAGGCCGCCGGCGAGCGTGCCCGCGGCGCCACCGTAGCCTTCGGCTTTTTCGTCGCGCGTTGTGGCGGTGGTAGCCGTGTTGTATACCCCAGCAACGGCACCAAGCACGGCCAGCCCGCCGCCGAGCTTGCCGCCACTTTTGCCGAGAAAGCTCAAGGCTTTGCCGAGCATTCCGCCACCGGCCTTGCCGGCCTTGGTCTTGCCGCTGATCGAGTCCAGCACGCCGCCGCTTGGCCAGTTGGTCACGACCACGCGCTGTGCATCTTCGCCGCCCAGCAGTGCGCCCGCTGCCGCACCGGCCTTGCCGCCAAATACCTTGCCGACCACGTTGCTGACGGCAGATCCGGTGCCGCTGCCGCCGCCTGAGCCGCCCCCGAGTAGGGCGCGGCCCATCTTCATCGCGCCACCAGCCATCTTGAGGGTGCCGATGGCCCCGACTAGCGAGGCCACTCCCGCTGCAGCCACCAGCGAGCCGCTGGCCACCATTGGGTACTTTTCGGTCAGGCTGGCCATTCCCGCCGCAACGGCGCTGATACCGTCTGCGGTGAAGTCCGTGATCGGGCGGATGGCGTCGCCGATTTTCAGCATTAGGTTGCCGAACTGGTCGCCGGCTTCCTTCCACTTGTTCTGCGATGCGTCGCGGCGGTCGTTAAGATCCTTCTCCAACTTGGCCTGACCGTCGGCGCTCTTGATGGCCTTGAGGTTTTCCTGGGTGAGCTTCTTGTTCTGGATCGCGGCGAGCGCGGCTTGCTTGGCCTGCTGGTCACCGATGAACTCGGTCAGGCCGGCCATGGACAGGTAGCCGTCCAGCATCTTCTGCCGGGCGGCAGGGTCTTCGGTGGCGGCGATCTGCTCCTGGATCTTCGCGAGCTGCTTGGCTTTCTCCGGGTCGGTGCGCTGCATCGATTGTTCGATCAGGCCGATGAACGCCGAGACCGGGTCGTAGCCCTTGGCGATGGCGGCCTGCATCGAGCCGTCGTAGTCGATGCCCTGGTCCTCGAAACGCTTGCGGGTGTCCTGTGCGGTGATCTTGCTGAACAGGTTGCGCAGGTTGTTCGCCGCTTCGTCGGCGCTGCCGGCGGCTTTCATCTGCGTTTGCAGCATGTTGGCGAGGCCAACGGTCGCGGCCTCGCCGCTGATGCCGAAGCCGGTCATCTGCGGCATCAGGGTGGCGAAGTGGCGCGCCATGTCCTTGGCTTCGAAGCTGCCCAGGTCGCCGGCCACGGCGATATTGCCGAGCGCCTTTTCCATGCCCTTGGCATCGGTGACGCCGGCCTGCTTGAGCGCGAGCACCATCGCCGAGACGTCACTGGCGCCGGCGTTCTGGCCGACCGCGAACTTGGCGATCAGGCTGGCGAAGCCGGCGGCGTCCTTGATTTCCATGCCGCCGGCCACCAGCTGGTTGACGGCCTCTGCCAGTTCGTTGCGATCCATGCCGTTCGCTGAGGCGTCGCGGCGGATGGATTCGGCCAGGGCGGTTTCCTCACCCGTGCGGGCGATGCCGCCCTTGATGGCGATGTCGCGGATGATGGCCTGGTAGTTGGCAGCGACCATGGTTGGCGCGGCAGCGGTCGCGGCCACGGCGCCGCCGATCTGCATCGCCTGTCGGCCCTGCGCCAGGCCTTCGCCGAGCTGCGCGCGGCCGGCCTCCATCATCTCGGCGCTGCGCGCGGCGCGTGCGAGTCGGGTGTACTCCTTTTCCAGCCGGCCGACCGATACGCCGTGCTCTTTCAGCCGGGCGACGTTGCGGGCGTGCAGATCCTCGAGGCGCTTGAGGCCACTGCCTCCCTGCTGCACCGTGCGGACCATCTCGCGGCGCAGCTCGATAGTCTCACCCACCAGCCGATGCAGGCCCCGGGTCTTTTCTGCGCGCGCGCGCAGGCCATCCATGCCGCGCGTGGTCTCGCCAATCGCGCGGCCGAACGAGGAGGCGACGGAGCCGCCAATGACGACGCCGAGCGCTATGCCTTTGCTCATGGGTACTCTCCGCAGGAGTGCGATTGCGTCAGCCGCCCAGCCACCAGGCGGCGTCGCACAGGGTCAGCCGGTCGATCTCCGACGGCTGGAAATGCAGCTCGGCCGCCAGGCGTCGAGCGATATGACGCAGCGAATCAGGCGTCGACGTTATCGGACACAAGGCGAAAATAGCCCTCCTGGAGCCGGCCGTAATCGCGCAGCGTGAGCCGCTCGATATCGGCCACGCCGCACTCGGCGAGGGTGGCGAACAGCTGGATCTCCTTCGCTTCGTCGTCGTCCTTGTTGAGCTTGTTGGCGGCGCGCATGTCGCCGATGGTCGGGCTGCGCAGGGTGATACGGTCGACGCGCACGCCGTTGAGTTCGACCGGCTTGGACAGCTGGACGATGGCGGCGTCGGCGCCGAGGGTGAGCCACTCGGGCAGCGGCTTGTTGGTATCGGTCATGCGTCAATCCTCGAAGAGATGGGCCTGCGCTGCAGGCCCGGAGTGGGTCAGAGGCCGATGGCGGCGCGCTCGGCTGCCGCTTCGTCGTTGCCGTTGATGATCCGCACGCAGTTGAGCGGGTCCATTTCGTAGACGACCTGGCCGTCTACCTCGAGCTTGTAGTAGCTGGGCGCCAGGGTGAACGTCGACTCGCCCTTCTCGCCCGCCACCCAGCTGCCCATGTCCAGCTCTTCGAGCATGCCGCGCAGGGTGGCGACCGCCGGGGTGATGTTGCCCTTCTGGTCTTTGTAGGCGCCGCGGAACGTGCCGTTGAACGAGGTGTCGTCCGCCAGGCCGAACATGCCGAGCAGCTCGCGGTCAACGCCGGTGACCTTGAAGGAGCCGTCGAGCATTTCCATGCCCATGCCCATCTTCACCGGGCCGTCCATGCCGCCAGCGCGGTGCTCTTCGGTCTTGCGGCGCAGCTTTGGCAGTACAAGTTCGGTGACGCGCCCGGAAAAGCTGCGACCGTCGACGAACAGGTTCATGTTGGTAAGTACTTGAGGAATCATCGCGGGGTCAGCTCCTTAGCTGTTGGTGTCGAGCACTTCAGTGATCCACTGGTTGGTAACCTCGACGCGGAACTGCGGGTTCTCGGCCGGCGGCACGTCGGTGAAGCGGATGTTCCAGTACACGCGGCCCTGCTCCAGTTGGCTTGCGGTGTTCAGCTCGGTGTCCGGGTAGACCTCGAAGTTGATCAGCGCGCCCTGGTTCTTCAGGTCGCGCATGAAGGCGTTGAGGCCCTCGGTCACGTCCTTCACGTAGGTCTTTGTGATGGAGCGGTCGACAGCCCACTTGTGGCCGTAGAGGATCGCGTCCATCACGATATCCACGGTGCGCACGCGGGTGACGAATGCCCACTTCGGGTCCGCGCTCAGCGTGCGGTTGCCCCACAGGCGGAAGCCGCCGTCGCGGATCACCGTCGCGATGTTCGCGGCGTTGAGCAGGTTGGCGCGGCAGGTGTCGTCGCCATCGAGGAACTCGATCGGGCGGGCAGTGCCGACGATACCGGTGATTTCCTTGTTCGACGGGCTCGCCCAGAAACCGTAGCGTGCGTCGGTCTGCGCGAACAGGCCGGCGACATACGCGGACGCCGGGGCATGCGCCTCGCCGTTGGCAGTGGTATCCCAGAACTTGACGCCCGGGTCGACCATGTAGATGCGCTTGCTGCCGAAATTGCCGGCATAGGCGATGGCCGCTTCGTCGTCCGTGTTGGGGCCGTCGACGATGGCGATGGCCTTGAGCTTGGCGGCGATGCCGTCCATTGCAGTCGCGACCGCCTGAGTGCTGGAGTGGCCTGGGGCGATCAGCAGGCGGGGCTGCGCGTTGTAGCGCGACTTGCCGTCCAGCAGGGCCTGCAGGCCGGTGCGGGCACCGGTTTCGTCGATGCCGCCGATGATGGCGCTGGTGGTCGCGGCGTCATCGATGCCGGCCTCGATGCCCACCGCCACGATCACCGCGCTGGACTGCTCGTAGATCGCCCGGGCCGCCTGGGTGATGGGCGCATCGGCGCCGAACGCGGCAACCGCTTCGCGGTAGCTGGTCAGCAGCACCGGGTCGTTCGCGCTGCGCAGGCCAGCGCCGGCCGTGAACAGACCCACAAGACCGATGATGGAGCTGGTCGGGATGGCGATCGGGCGCGGGCCGGTGTCGACCAGCGTGACGGTGACGCCATGGAAAAACGATGTCTGGGCCATGTGGCCTCCTTTATGACGGGCAATAAAAACCCGCCGGGGCGGGTGTTTGGGCGAATCGTTACGCTCAGCCGACGCGGTACTCGGCCGGCAGGTGCCGGCGCTGCCGCTCGGCCTCGTATGACGTGCGGCAGTGGTCGCGGTCCCAGAAAAACAGCCGGTCGATGCGGCGCCAGGCGTTGGACTGGGCGCGCAGGCGCCAGGCGCGGGCGCTCAGGGTTTCGTCGGCGTAGCCGAAGCCGTCGCCCTTGATCCAGACGACGGTGTTGGCTACTTGGTCGATGGCGATCAGCAGCTGTTTCATGCCGGCGGCCCTGCGAGCAGCTCGCGCAGCGTCGGGATCGCGCCGACGGCGTCGGCGTCCTGCGCAGCCTCGAGCAGGTCTTCGATGCGCTGGCGCGCGCCGATGATGGCGCCGCTGGCCTGGGCGTAGGCGTCGGCTTTGGTGAGCACTCGCGCGGCGAGGTCGACGCGGTCGATGCCGCGTGCAGACGCCAGGGCGTCAAGCAGTGGCGTGGTGGCGGTCTCGTCGGCCTGGATGGCTTCGGCGTCCTTGACCTGCTGCGGCCACGAGCTCACCTCGCGTTCCGGGTAGCTGACAGACAGCGTGGCCAGCAGCTGGTCTGCATCGATGCGGGCCGCTGCTGCGCGTTCGGCGCGGGCGGCGTCGAGCTGCGCCGCTTCGCTGGCGGGCAGGTCCAGCGTGGCAAGCAATTCGGCTGCAGCGGCATCGCAGGCGGGCAGCTCCACAGGCTGGCCATGCGCCTGGACGCTGACGAAGTAGCCGCTCTCGCGGTACTCGGTCGGCACAGCCCATACGCGGATGGTGGCAGCCTGCGGCAGGTGCGGCAGCGGCTCGCTGTGGTCGCCGATGGTCAGGGTGTGGTTTTCGATTGTCGGGGTCATGACTCAGCTCCGGGTCAGGGCGAATTCGTTCAGGATTGCAGCGGTGGTGTTGTGGGCATTGCAGTGCTTGGCGTAGGCCAGGTAGCTCATCAGGCGGGCGCGTGCGCGGTCGGCGTCGAGCACGCCTGCGCCGTACAGCACGCGGGTGCGGGCGAGCAGTTTGCGGGCGCGCTTGATGTTGCGTTTGCGCGGTAACCGGTGGGTGGCCCAGGTGCGGTAGCCGCAGAAGTCCACGCCACAGGGCGCCGGCAGGATGCAGGTCTTGGGGTTGAGCCGAAGGCCTAGGCGCGTGACTTCGTCCTCCAGGGCGACGAGCGTGGCGTGGGCGGCCTGCTTGGTCGGCAGGACGATCACGGTGTCATCCATGTAGCGCACGTAGCGGCCCACGCCGCAGTGGTCGATCATGTGGTGGTCCAGCTGGTCGAGCAGCACGTTCGCCGATAGCTGGCTGGTCAGGGCGCCGACGGGCAGGCCCAGGCCGTCGGCGTGGCCGTAGCCGCGGGCGATGGCGCGCCACAGCGCCAGGGTGCGCGGGCAGCTGATCACCCGGCGGATGGCGGCGAACAGCACGTCGTGGTCGATGCTGGCGAAGTAGCTCTTGATGTCGGCCTTGATGAGGTACGGCTTGGTGCTCTCGCGCTGGGCGGCCCGAATCATCTGCTGCACGGCGCGGCAGGCGCGCTGTGAGCCCTTGCCGGCGCGGCAGGCGTAGCTGTGATGGATGAAGCGGCGCTCGAACAGCGGCTCCACCACCCGCACCAGGGCGTGGTGCACGATGCGATCGGCAAACGGCGGCGCCTGGATGTCGCGCAGTTTGGGCTCGTGCACACGGAACTCGCGCGCCCTGCCCGGCCGCCAGCTGCCCCATACCAGATGGTTGTGGATGTTGAGCAGGTTTTCCTCAAGGTTGATCGAGAACAGCGCCACCTCGCGGCGATACCGCTTGCCCCGGCGAGCGGCCAGGTAGGCCGCCATCAGGTTGTCGAAGTCCGCGATCTGGTCGTACAGGTGTGCATGCGTGATCGGCACGCTCCCTCCTTGTTGAGGCCGGTGGCCACGTTCGGCCCTCGTGGCGCTACTTGCCGCCACCGGCAGTTGATCTTCGGCGCAAAGCGCCAGGACAGACGCCCCGAAGGAAAGGCGCTGGAAGGCAGCCCGTGGGCTGCCAGCTTCTGGCCGTGTCATTCGTTCGCCAGGCGGGCACCGATGTTGCTGTTCGTGTTCGACGCCGAGTTGTTGACGTTGACATACCACAGCCCCGCATTCGCGGCGTTGTTCCAATTGCCGCCCACGATCGGGAAGTACTCGCACTATTGAGCGTCTGCCCTTGCTCATTTCTGCGCCGCCTTCAGCCAGCCGCCCACCATCCGCCCGATCTGGCCGACATGCTCGGACCAGACCTGGTAGCGGTGGGCGTTGATGTATTGCAGGCGCAGGCTCTTGCGAATCCAGCCGCGGAGCACCTCGATCTCGACGTCGAGATCATTGAGGGTGCTCTGCTTGTGGTATCGCTTCCAGGCAGTGATGGTCAGGCGCTGGATCTTGTTCAGCGACTGGCGGATCTCCGCGCACAACAGGTGTCGCTCGAGCTTGGGGTACTGCAGGAGTGCCGCATGGCTGTACCCCTCCAGATCCTCGAGCCGAGCGAGCAGCTGCGCGTAGTGATGCGCCGCGCCAATCGGCGGGCTCCCGCCCGCCTGCTCATGACTCAAGAGGCCAGACACGTCACACCTTCGCCAGGCGGGCACCGATGTAGCCGTTCGTGTCCGACGCCGAGTAGCTGACGTTGACACACCACAGCCCCGCATTCGCGGCGGCGTTCCAATAGCCGCCCACGAACGGGAAGTACTCGCCCGTCGTCGACATGTATTGCTGGTCCGGCGCCGTAGCGTTGCTATTGCTGGTCGGGCCGGTGTCGCCGAGGAACACGTCCTCCAGATCCCAGCCAGCACCGGTGCCATCCATGAAGGTGGCCGGGTAGATCGACCCCGTTGCAGCTGCGCGTGCCTTGGTGCTGACCCAGCTCTTGTTGCCGTTCTGGTCCCACAGGTTGACCACGCCGTTGACCGTCTTGAGCCCGTCCATCCACTGGTACACGTTGCCCCACAGCCCGACGATGCCACGGTAAGTCGCCTGGGCGACGTCGGTGGCGTCGACGTTGGCGGCGGAGCTGGCGTTGACGCGGCCCTGGCCGGTCTTTGTCTGGCTGTGCATGGTCGCGTTCTCGACCAGGTAGAGCCACTGAATCGCCGACCAGTGGAACGCGCTCCACAGCATGAAGCCGGTCACGCCGCTGACGTTGCGGGCATTCGCGTCGGCGATGAATTGCGTCAGGGAGCGGCTGACGGCAGGCAGCACGCCCGGCACAGAGGCGAGCTTGGTGCTCTGCATGCTGCCCTGGTACTTGCCGACGTAAATCTGCTCGATATCCGCGCCGGCATGGCGGAAAGCCGGGTGGCGGCGGTAGCCCGCAAGCGGCTGGTCGCTGACCCACCAGGCTTCCTTGCCTGCGTTGGCGCCGGAGGCGATCAGGGCGCGGCGGATGAAGAACGCCGGGATGCGCACCATCGCTTGCCCGTCAATGGTCACATCCTGAATGCCTCCGAACACCGGGTGGGCGTTGAAGTAGGCCGTGCCGGGTGCGGTGACGGTCGCGCCGTCCGCATCCACATAGGCCCAGGTGCCGCCATCGCCGCCGGTGGTGATCAGCGCCACGCCCGCGACATTGGCGAAGGCTTGCTTGGTGGTGATCTTCACCTCGCTGGAGTATTCGGACCAGCCGCGCGTTGCGCCCTTGTGGCGGGAGCGCAGGTAGTAGACGTTCTGGCCCGCCTGCAGCACGCCGGCCGGCAGGGTGCGCGACAGTTTGTTGGTGGTGTCTTCGCCGGAATCCCACAGCGGTGCCGCCCAGGTGCCGGCGGATGCGCGCACCTGCCACTGGCTGGCGGCGTGCGTATCGCTGCCGCCGACCACCGCAAAGGCTCCGGTCTGCAGGGTTGGGGTTTCGCCGATGTCGGTGGCGTTGTTGGCCGGGGCTACCAGCGAAGGCGCGGCGACGTAGGCGAAGCTCGCAGCAGTGGTGAAGCTGCTTGCGGCGGACCAGTCGGACCACAGGCCGGAGGCGTCCTGCACGCGGCCGCGGACGTGGTACTGCGTGCCGGTGTTGAGAATGCTGGCTGGCAGGGTGTACGACAGGCCGGCAGGGAGCGCGCCGGAGTCATGGGTGACCGTGGTGAAGGTCGCGCCTGTCGAGACCTGGAACTGCAGGCCTGCCTGCGGCGTGCCGCCGGGGCTGGTGTAGCTGGCAATCGCCAGGGTCGGGCGCTCGAAGATGCCGGTGGCGCCGTTCGCGGGGGAGCTGATCGCCGGGGCGCTCGGGCGCATGGCTGGGTTTGTGAAGCCGCCGAGGCCGGTGGCGGCCGAGATCGCCACGATGTGGCGCACAGTCATCGGCTCGCCTTCGATGTCCAGCCGCAGGGAGCCATCGCCGCGCATCGGCAGGATGTACTCGTAATCGGCGAAGCCGGCCGGGATGTCGCCACCCTGGCGGCGGACAGACCAGGCGCGCTCGGTCCAACTGGCGTGGTACTGGTCGCGGAAGTACAGGCGGGCCTCGCCACTGTTCAGGCTGCGGCGGATGATGACCGCGCCACCCTCGATGTCCGCGCCGATGTTGATCGGGCGCGACAGCCAGATGTCGCCGACCACCCCCTCGGCGTAGGCGGCGCCCTGCTGGGCGAGCGAGCAGCGGGTCAGAACGCCGCCGGCAAAGCCGCGGGTCAGGTTGCTGGCGACGCGGATGCGATTTTCACTGAGGATCGTCACGCACTGGATCAGCAGCGAGCCCTCGGCGTCGGACAGCACATAGAACTCGCCCGGGCGCAGCTGGGCGGTGCTCTGCACGTCGACCGAGTCGTCACCGGAGACCGCCTGCAGGATCGGGGTATCGATGGCGTCGATCAGGGTGAAGCCCGGCGCCCACAGCTCGAACGCGATGCGGTTGTCGCGGTACAGCCAGTCGAGTGTCACGGCGCGCTGCACGGAAACGTTGCTGGTTTCTTCCAGCGAGCCCACGCGCGCTGCGACTTCGTCGACGCTGAGGCCGGTCGAAGCGATGGCTTCCTTGAGCCAGACGTCGTTGTTGATGAGGGTCTGGTAGTTGGGGTTCCAGGTGTCGGGGTGCTTGGGATCGGTCGTTTCGAGCTGGCGGACGTGGTCCTGGTAGACGGGCGTGCCGGTGAGGTTGGCCATGGTGATCCTCAGTATTGGAAGGTGATTTCAAACTCGAGCTGGGTTTCCGGCTCGAGCGATTTCGGGGTCAGTACGCGGCGCCCCATCAGGGTGCCGTCCTCAGCGAACACGCCCACCTCGCGCAGGGTGTTGAGCCCTGCTGCTGCGCCAGACAGCACGCCCGCGACGGTCAGCAGCGGCCCGGCGGTGGTGTTGGTGGTGGGCACGCGCAGCCATTCGCTCTGCAGGGCCGTGTCGGAGAGGGTGTAGGGCTGGTCTCCGGCGCCGAATGCGAGGTGTGCGGCGCGCGGCAGCGGCCCTCCCTGGGCCGCGGCAAGCGCGACTTTGCTGCGGTAGGCCGTGGTAGCGGCAATGGCGATCGTGCTCACTGCAGAGGCTCCTGTATGACGGTTGAGCCACGGCGGATGCGGACGATGCCGCCGTGGTGGATGCAGGCCAGGCCGAGGCGGTAGCCGAGGTTGCTGGTCGCGTCGAGGGTGTCGTCCGGGCTGGTCAGACTCGGGTAATCGAGGGCGCCCTGCGCCAGGCTGCCGTAGCCGTCGAGCGTCTCGCCGGCGATGGTGTAGCGCCCGTCGAGGGCGCGGCTGTCGTCAAGCGTTTCGGCAGGCTCCGCTGTGTCGCCGCCGAAGCCGAAGGGGCCGAGCGCCACGGTGCCGCACAGGCGTATTGCCAGCTGCCCGCCGTCGAGCGGCTCGCCTGTCGGGCGGTAGCCGTTCAGGGGTGAGGCGCCGTCTAGCGTCCCGAGGCCGTCGAGCGGCTCGGGCAGGTTCTCGCCGCCGATCAGATCGCAGCCGTCAAGCGTGTCGAAGCCCGGCACCGTGAAGCGGCGGCACTCGGCGAGGCGCACTCGCGCGCGGATACGGGCGCTGGCGAGGGTGATGTGCGAATCGAACTTCAGCAGCGCGGCGATGATCAGCGCGACCAACTGGCTGCGTGCAGGCGCGTAGGCATTGCAGATCGCAACGGCCTCGCGCTGGCGGGTGCGGCTCCACTCGACATCGCCGATATTCAGGCGCACCGCATATTCAGCCCAGCTGCGTGTCGTGAAGCGGAACTCGCCGCCGGGCGCAGCCAGGTCGCCATCCCCGTCGAGCGCGTCGAGGCCGTCGAGCAGGCCGCCGCCGGCGGCGAGCCAAGCTTCGTGCAGCTCGCGGTGCTCGACCAGCAGCGAGTCGGAATAGCCGGCGGCGGCGAGGGCCTGTTCCACGGCCCAGGGCGTGCCCTTCTTGCGGTGCCAGGCGATGCTGCCGGCGATGGTGGCGCGCTTGCGCTCCACCGGCCATGCGTCATCCCAGATGTCGACAGACAACGCCCAGGCCAGCCATGGCAGGTGCGTTTCGGGGCAGGTTGCCGGGTTCCATAGTGCGCGGATGGCATCGGGGTCGAGCGCGGCGAGGCTCATGCTCTCGGCCAGGGCGCGCTCGAGCTCTGTGCTGTTGGGGGGCAGCAGGCTAGACATCGGTCACGCTCCCTGCCTCGATGCTCAGCGCGGTCAGCAGTGGCGCCTGGGTGTCGTCGCAGGTGATGTCTGCGGACGGCTCGAACAGGTCGACGCGCTGGACGCCCGGTTGGTGCAGTGCGGCATAGATGCCAGACAGCGTGGCGTCGTAGCCCAGCCGGTGAATGCTGGCGGCGTAGGCCTGGGCAGCGATGCGGGCAGCATCGAGTACCGGGCCGGCTGAAGGGCCGGGGTAAAGGGTAAGGCGGGCGCGGATACCGAACGGGCGGATGGTGGCCGGCACGACCTCAACCGCGTCGTTGACGCTGCGCCGGTCACGCGCACCCAGGTAAGTGGCTGCAGCCTGCAGCAGCGCGTTCGACGGCGATCCATCGCCTTCGGCCGCCAGCAGCGCCACGCGCACCACGCCCGGTGACGGGCGCAGCACCGCCGCATCCGCCACGCCAGCCACCGACAGCGCGTGGAAGCGATAGGCCTCGAAGGTGCCGCAGCTGGTGTAGCTCTCCGGTGCAAGCTGGACGCGGCGACGAAGGCTGGCGTCGGTCTCGTAGGTCGGCGGGATGGGCGGGCTCGCCGAAGGGTCGCCCGGGTCCGTCATCAGCCGCTCGACGCCGAAGGGGGCGGCGAGATGCGTGAGGTCGGCGTTGGTGGCGTAGGCGAGCATGACGGCGCGGGATGCGTCGTTGATGCGGGCGCGGAGTTGCACTTCACGGTAGGCCGCAAGTTCGAGCAGCTTGATCGCCGGATCGGATTCGAGCAGGGCGCCGAAGTCCGGGTAGAGGCTGGCGAACTGGGCGGCTATGTCCTGGTAGATGGCCTCGTAGTCGAGGGCCTCGACAACGTCCGGCGGCGGCAGCTGCGACAGATCGATCATAGGGTCAGGTCCAGGTTGACGGTGTTGCCGAGGTATTCACCGACCAGCACCATGCTGATGCGGCCGTTTTCGATCGAGACGACCTTGACGCTGCGCAGGCGGATGCGTGGCTCGCCGTACTCGCGGCCGGCTTCGTCCTTGCGCGAGGCCAGGGCGGCGGCGACTTCTGCCTGCACGGCCGAGATCCAGCCGCGCGTGACGGGCAGGTCGACCATGCGCGGCAGGTCGGAGCCGTACATCGGGCGCATGCGCCGTGAGCCGCGGGGCGTGCTGAGGATGTCGGCGATGCTCTGCTTGAGGTGGTCGAGGCCAGACATCTGCTGGCCGGTTTCGCGATTCATGCCGATTGCCATCACTGCCCTACCCTGCGAATACGTTTGGCGAGCCCTGCGCGATGCTGCTGCCGCAGGCGACGGGGTCGCCGATGCGACCCAGCGGCAGGCCGTTGACGAACACCGTGGCGCTGCCGGCGGCAAGCGTGCTGGCGTGGGTTTCCGGAATCGACGGGCAGGTGTGCGCTGCCCAGGTGTCGCCCTGGCGATGCGCCGGGATGCCGTTGATCATTACGTTCGGGCTGCCGCCGGTTGAGGCGCGCGGCGGCCAGCAGCCGTGCCCCGTGCAGGTGTCGCCCAGGCGCGCGGCTGCTGGCATGACTCACCTCGTTATCAGTTGATGTTGACGACGGGGCCGTTGATATCGATGCCCGCAGCACTGAGGCGGATCGTCGACGGGCCGCAGCGCAGCGTGATGCTGCCGGCGGCCGGCACGTCCAGCAGGTAGTGGCTGGCGGCGTGGTCGTATTCCTGCCGGGCGCCGTCGGGCCAGTCCTGCGCGGTGACTTCCGCGCGGTTGTCGTTCGGCTCGCCCTGCGTCGAGTAGAAGCCGGGGATGATGAAGCCGCTTGCGGCCTCGCCCGAGGGGCTGAACAGCAGCGCCTGCTCACCCACCGATGGCGGGCGCCAGTGCCGCACGGCGCCGGCGCCCTGGGTGAGCCAGGGCATCCAGGCCGATACCCACTCGCCCACTCGCAGGCGGCAGCGGGCGTTCGGCAGGTCCACCGCTTCGATGGTGCCGGCCTGGATCAGGGTGGCAAGGCGCCGGTCGTGCTCGGCGGTGGCGAAGCTCATATGGCAACTCCGTCCGGCGATTGGGCGAGCGTGTACAGGTGCTCATTGCCCGGCCCGGTTTCGGGGTCGTAGCCGAAGTAGAGCGCGGTGTCGGTGGCGCTGGTGGGTGTTTCGTACGGCCACTCGATTTCGCCGATGTGGAACTCGTGGCGCCACTCGACCAGCCACACCAGGTAGCCGTCCAGATCGGGGTGGGTCCAGTCCGGGGCGGCGCGCGAGAAGTCAGCCAGTGTGATCGGCAGGCCCCAGTTCTGGTTCTGCAGCAGGCGCACAAGGCGCGTGGCCAGCAGCGCCCCTTGCATGTCCGCGTGCACGGCGTTGGGGTCCACCACGATGCGCGCTTGAATGTGCCCGATCAGGGCGGTTTCTCCGGTGCCGGGGTCGGTACCGGGTTGCAGCCCGGCGACTTCGCCGAGCACGCAGGGCAGGTCAAGTCGGCGACCGACCTGCGGCCAGAATTCAGCGGACTTGACCTCAGGCAGGGCCGCGGTGATGCCGGCGGTGATCGCCGTGCACAGTTGCTCGAGGCTGATTTGTTCCGAGGTGTCCGTCATGGGTAACTCCGGGCGGCATCACCGGGGCCGCAGGATCAGGGCCGTGAGGCCTGTTCCGTCTGGCTCGATGTTGACCACCTCGTATTCGCCGCCATCGGGGGCCGGCAGGTTGATGATGACGACGGAGCCGCGCGCGGCTGTTGCGGCATCGGCGCTGCGCAGGGTGAGCTGCGGTTCCACCAGGCCGGTACCGAGCTTGCCGATGGCAGGCTCGCGCCAGAGCGAGGCGAACATGCCTTGCACCGGCGTGCCGTCGAGCGTGGCCGGGTCGGACAGGGCTGCGAACACAGCCCCGTCCACTTCGGCGACCAGGTCGCGGAAGGCCACGGCGTTACGCGGTCAGCTTGATCACTGCGCGCGGGCGCGTGCAGATGTGCAGCGGGTTGGACTGCGCCTCGCCGATGACGCCCTTGTCGAACGGCAGGCGGTCGAGCTTGGCGTAGTGCGGCACGCCGAGGGTGTTGACGGTTTCCATGTAGTTCGCCGGGGCGAAGATGGACTTGAACAGATCCTCGACGCCTTCGGGCACCAGATAGGCTTCGTTGGCGCCGACGAACGCGGTGCTGCCGACCTTTCCGCGATAGCGCACCCACAGCACCCCGCCGAAGGTGAACGCCTGGCGGCGGTCGCCCAGCAGGCTGTCGGCCTTGGTGGACTGCAGGTAGACGTCTTTCACCGACTTGTCGGCGATCAGCTTGGCCCAGAAGGTCGAGCCGCACAGGGCGATGGCGCCGGTACCAGTTACGGTGCCGAGCGCGTCGTCCTGCATGTCCAGCGCAATGCCGGCCTTGGCGCTGACGTCAGCGGTGCCGAACTCCATGGCCAGGGTCTGCTGGGTGATGCCGAAGCGCTGGAACAGGTCGACCAGCGGCGTGGTGCCGTCCGCGTCGACGATCAGGCCCTTGATGGCGCCGATGCGCTGGAACTCGTGGGTGAGTTCCAGCTGCTTGCGCGCCTTCTCGATGTGGGCGTTGACCACGTCCTGCACGCCCTGCAGCTCGGTGCGCGAGCCGGCGGCGCGGATGCCCTGGATCTCGTCAGCGGTGATGGTGAACTGCTGCGGCAGGTGCACGTTGTTGAAGGGGATCAGCGTGCGCTTGCGGCCGATCACCACGCTGCCGGGTGCGCCGCGGGAGGCGGACGGGACCAGCGCGAGCACGTCGCCGTCCTTCTCGATCTGCTGGACCGTAGTGATGCTGCCCTCTTCGTTGAAGAGGCCCATCGCGGCGAGCTGGCCGGGGACGGGGTGCTCTTCGTTGATGGTGGCAACCAGGGACGTAACGCTAAACGCTTCGTCTTCGAAAATGGAGATGTCGGCCATTGTGGGCTCCTAGAAATGAGAAGCCCCGCAGATGCGGGGCTTGGGAATGCCGGGTGGCGTTACGGGCGGATCACGATGCCCAGGGCGAACAGGTCGTCTTCGCCGGCGGTGTCGACGCCGGTGAGCAGGCGCCCCACCACTTCCGCGTCGCGGGCGATGACGGCGGCGCGCTGCGCTTCGGTCGAAATGCCGGCCGGGGCGAAGAGGATCGCTGCGGCCGCTTCGGTGCCGTCGGTGGCGTCCGCGCTGTAGGGTGCGTACTCGCCGGACGCGGTGACCTTGCCCAGCAGCTGGCCGGCGGGCAGGTTGGAGGCGGTAGCCGCCAGGGTGACTTCTTCGCGCGAGCGCGTGCCGTTGGCCTCCGAAAGGAGGAATTCACCGGCGTGTACGCCTTCGGTCTTGTTGCTCATTGATGCGCTCCTTTCGAGGCTCGGGATTTACGGCTGGCGTAGATGGCGCCAGGGTCTGCTGCTTTGCTCTGCGCCGGGGCTGGCGTTTCATCCACGGGCGGATGGTTGGTGATCTGGATCTGGCCGCTGGCCGCGACGGCCTTGTCCCACAGCTTGGCCTTGGCGGCTTCGGGCTCGACGCCGTCGGCGATCAGCTGTTCGGCTTCGTCAGGCAGCTTGGCGAGGTTGCACAGGTCGCGAATGGCCTTGGCGCGGGCCATCTGCGCCTGGATGGCTTCGCGGCTTATCAGCCCGCTGGCCTTGATCAGCGCGCCGACCAGGTTGCTCATGCCCTGCTCCGCGCAGGCGGCTGCCAGTTCGGTGGCGAGCGCGGTGGCGTCTGGTTGATCGGGCTCCGGGTCGGCTGCTGGCTCGGGGTCAGCGGCTGGCTCCGGCTCGGGGTCGGGGTCGACCGTGGCCACCAGGTCCAGCGCGGCCTGGGGCGTGTTGCGGTAGCGGTTGAGGATCTTGCCGTGGGCGCAGTTGCTGGCCTTCGGCTGGCTGGCGGGCGTGACGGCATCGACGAAGCCTGCGGCGAGCGCCTCAGGCGGCGTCAGCCAGGTTTCGGCGTTGATCATGCGGCGCAGCTCGGCGTCATCGACCGTCAGGGCGCGGCGGTTGTAGCTGGCGACGATGGACTCGAAGGCCTTGTCCATCATCTCCGCGACCTTGCGCAGCTCGTCGCTGTCGCCGGCGGCGAAGGTCCAAGGGTTGTGGATCATGAACAGGGCGTTGTCGGCCATTTCCACCCGGTGCGCACCGCAGGCGGCGACGCTGGCGGCGCTGAAGCAGGCGCCGACGATGCGGGCGGTGCAGCGTTCGCCCAGCGCCTGCAGCATGTTGTGGATGGCGATGCCGTCGAAGAGGTCGCCGCCGATGCTGTCGATCATGACGTGCACCGGCGAGGTGCCATCGTCGAGCGCCTTGAGGTCGCGGACGAAGTCGGCCGAGGTGATGCCCCAGTAGCCGATCTCGCCGTAGACGTAGACCTCGATGACAGGCTGCTCGGCCTCGCCAGCAGCTCGGATGCTGTACCAGTGTTCGGCCTGCAGCTGGGGGGCTGCGCCGGCCTTGTTCATGATGCGCGGGCGGGCGAGCGTGCAGAGGCCCAGCTGCGCCCAGGCGGCTGCCATGGTGGAAAGGTGGCGGGTCATTGGTCTTCCTCTTTCTCTGTCGCCGGCGGGCTGGCCGGGGCTGCGTTGGCGGCGGTGTAGGTGAGGCCGAGTTCGGCGGCGCGGCGGTTGTCCTGGGCGTTCTCTTCGTCGATCTGCTCGGCGTCGTAGCCTGTGCGCAGCACATGCTCGCTGCGGCTGTTGAGGCCGCCGGCGATTTCCTTGAGCTTGCCCTCGACGTCCTGCACCGGATGAATGTAGGCCCAGCCCTGCGGAATCCAGCGGGTGCGCAGGTATTCGCGGCGGCGCGCGGCGTAGTCGGGCAGTTCGATGGAGCCGGCCAGCACGGCGGTGTCGAGCCAGGCGGCGCGCACCGGGCGGCACAGCTGGAACACGTACACGCCGAACTGGAGTTGCTCGATGCGGCGGCGGAAGTCGTTCAGCAGCACCCGCAACACGCGGTCGCTGATGTCGCCCATGTCGCCCGTCAGCAGCTCGTAGGGCAGGCCGACGCCAGCGGCGGTGGCCTGCAATTGCTGCCTCATGAAATCGACGTAGGTATTGCCGGCGTCGGGCGGATCGGAGAACTCGACCTCCTCGCCTTCCATGAGCTCCTGCATGCTGCCGGGCTCGAGGCCGACCATCGGGGCGCCATCGGCGTCGGCGTGGATGGGCTGGCCGGTGATAGGGTCCAGAGGCTGCTGGCCTTCGCGCGCAGGCTTCTTGATGAAGCCGGCGAACAGGTTGCTGACCTCCTGCCGGAACAGGACGGCGTCGTCGTAGTTGTCCAAGGACTTGAGGCGCAGCAGCACCGGGGCCAGCCGAGGCACGCCGCGCAGCTGGCCCGCCTCGGTGGGTTCGAAGATGTGCAGCACGTCGCTCGCCGGCACGCGATTCAGCGTGTTGTAGCCGGCGGCGGGGTTGGTCGGATCGCCGGGGTGGCGGGCGTACATCCAGTACGCGACGCGCTGGCCGAGGGCGTTGAACTCGATGCCGGCGCGCACTTCGTTGCCGCTGCGGGTCTTGAAGTGCTTGTCCGTCGGGACGTGCTCGGGCGCGAGCAGCTGCAGCTGCAGCGGCACGGCCAGGCCGTCTTCGGCGCGGCGCTTGCGCAGGCGCACGAAGCACTCGCCGCTTTCCTCGACCATGCGGGCAATCAATGCCTGCTGGCCGTAGAAGTCGGTGATGCCGTCGGCGTCCGATTCGTCTACCCAGTCCTCCCAGAGCAGGCGCAAGGTGCGGCGCAGATCGGCGTCTTCGATGCTCGCGCGCGGCGTGATGCCGGTACCGATGATGCTGGAGACGCGCTTGTCGATGGCGCTGTAGGCGTAGGGGTCGTTACGCACCGCAGCGCGCGAGCGCTTGCGCAGTGCCGGCAGGGCCGGAATCGCGATGGCGTTGATGGCGCCGTCCGGTGCGTCCCAGCCGGCGGCGCGGCGCCCTGTTGCGGCGCCCTCGTAGCTTGCGCGGATGCGCTTGGGGGTCAGGCGGATGCGGTTGCTCATAGGCCTTTGCCTTTGCTGTACAGGCGCGTCACACGGGGGCGTGTCACGGTTGCGGTGGCCAGTTGCCGGGATATCTCGTCGCGGGCGCGCAGCAGCTCGTCCACGTCGCGGTATTCCACGGTGCGGTCCTGGTAGCGCACCAGGCGTTCGCCCTTGGCGATGGCCCGCTCTACCGTGGCGAGGTCGTCCTTCGTGAAAGCCATGTCAGCGCCTCGATAGGTAGCCGCTGCGCGTGCTCCGGCGTGCCGGCATCGGCACCGGCGCTGGCGGCGGCGTGGGTTGTGGCTTTGCGGGAGTGGGCGACGGCGCTGGCTGGGCGGGCTGGTCGCTGGTGGCTGGGCTGTCGGTGAACAGCGAGCCTTGCGAGACGGCCTGGCGCAGGCGCGACCATTCGGGCTCGCGGTTGCGGTGCAGGCCCAGGTAATGCGCCATGGCCAGGTTGTACACGAGCAGGTCGAGCGCTTCGTTGCGCTCGGCCTTGCCCTTGACCCACTCGGTTTTCTTGTGGCCCTTGATGTAGCGGGCGATCTTCCGTTCCGCGACGCACTGCTGGTAGAAGTCCTCGGGCAGGTCCTGGCTGAAGTGCAGCGCGCCGGGGCCGTCGTGCATGGCGTAGCGGTTGTATATCCAGTCCTTCGCGGTGTCGGTGCCGATGATCCAGAGTTCGGCGCCGTCCTTCTGCGTCGAGCCCTTCCAGGTGACATCGACCTTCGACGGGCGCTGGGCGATCACCGGGCGGCTCGGCCGACTGGAGCCCTTGACCGCGAACACGTTGCGCCAACGGCGCAGGCGGGTGAACTGGTAGACCTCGTCGGTGTGGTGGCCGCCGGAGTCGACCGCCGCCGCGCAGATCGCCAGCTCGACGCCGGAGGTGTGCCGATAACGGGTCTTCAGGTGTTCGTCCAGCAGCGCCCAGGTGCGCTCGTCCGAGGGGTCGCCCATGATGACCTTGTGGTCGACGATCCAGCGTTCCAGCCCTTCGCCCCAGCCCACCACCAACATCTCCAAGCGGTTGTGCTGGGTGTCGACGGCAGCCGTCAGGATCAGCGCGCCGCTGGGCACGCTGCCGAGCGAGTAGCTCTCGGCGCGGGCCTGCAGTTCACTGGCCTTGGTCATCTCCTGGGCCGAGTCCCACAGCCGCGCCAGGCGGGTGTTGTAGAACACCTGCATGGGCTCGAGGTCGCCCTTGTCCTGCGCCTTCTTTGCCTTGTCGTACTGCTTGGCGAGGCCGAGCCAGCTGACCCAGCCGAGCGGGGCGTACAGCGCGTTGAGGTGGAAGCCGACCGTCTCGCCGTCGCCTTCGGCATGGGCGCGCCATTCGCCGCGGGCGAGCATGTCACCCTTGTGGTGTTCGTCGATCAGGCAGCCGCATTCGGGGTTGCAGCACAGGTACTGGACGTGACTGTAGTCGGCCGAGTACTTGAGGTTTTCCCACTCCAGCACTTGCATCTCGTCGCAGTGCGGGCACGGCACGTAGTAGTGGCGCTGGTCGCTCTCGGCGAACAGGTCGGCGATGCGCGAGGCGCCCTTGATGGTCGGCGAGCTGGAGAAGTAGACCTTGGCGTTGCGGCCGAATGTCGAGGTTCGCGTCTCGGCCAGTTCGATGGGGTCGCCTTCGTTGTCGACGTCGACATCCCAGCGGTCCACTTCGTCACCGTAGACGTAGCGCGCGGACAGTTCCGCCAGGTTGGATGCGGAGCCGGCGGTGGTGGCGTAGAGCGTGCCGCCTTCGAATTCCTTGGTGTCCATGGTGTTGCGCGAGTCGCGTGAGCGCGGCGAGGCGACGCGGCTGCGCAGTTCGGGCGTGGCTTCGATGGTCTTGCCGACCCGGCCGCTGACGCGCTTGGCCAGCGACAGGCTGGGCAGCAGCATCAGGATGTTGGCCGGGGCCATGTGGATGCAGCCGCCGATCCAGTTGAGGGCGATCTGCGTCTTCATCAGCTGCGAGGCGACCATGGTCACGACGCGGCGGGCCGGGTGCCCGGGCGACAGGCAGCGCATCGGCTCGCGGGCGTAGGGCGTGCGGTCGGTGCGGTACGGGCCAGGCTCGGCGGCGCCGGTGTCGCGCGGGATGCGCATGTACTGGTCGGCCCATTCGTCGACCCACAGATCGGGGTCGGGGCGCAGGCCGCGCATGTAGGCCGCACGGTACGCGGCTGCACCGTCGGCGTAGGGCATGGCGATCAGTCAGGCGCTCGTAGCGCCTGCTCCAGTTCGGCGGAGCTGACTCGCTCGGCATCTTCCAGCGCGCGGCGGATGGCGGCTGTGAGGCGGCGGTCCAGCTCCCAGGGGTCAGAGATTGCGGCGAGCTCGGGTGCGATCTGCTTGGGCAGGCCGAGCAGGAGGTCGCGCAGCATGCGCCCGGTGGCGAATGCGGCTGATTCAATCGCGGGCACTTCGGCCAGCAGGCCGTGGGCCTTGCGGTATTCGTCTTCGGCGAGGTTCGCCAGGTAGTGCTCGCGGCGGGCGCGGGCTTTCTGGAAATCGATGGGGCCGGCCTCTTGCGGCGGCGGCTCCAGGTCAGGTGCGGTCGGGGCGATGTGAGCCGCGACGCCTCGCGCGGCGCGCTCGCGCTGGTGGCGGTCGGCCACGCCGGCCTTGCTGGGGTCGGCGGTCTTGGCCAGCAGCGCCTCGGTGGCGGCGACGTCGACCTTCTTCCCGTCCGGAGCGAGCACGAGCCTGCCCTGCTCCTTCAGCTTCGTGACGTAGCCGGGCGAGACGCCGCGGTGCGCAGCGAAGGCGCTCTTCGTCAGGTACAAGGGAGAGGTCACGATTTCACCTAAACGGGCTGTTTTTTACCTTGGGGTGAAATTTCACTAACTCCGGCAACCAGTCGCTAGCGAGAAAGCGGGGCCCGAATTACCCGTGTCCGGCGGAGGCTCCAGGGGCCCCTGCGGGGTGCGCGGGGCTGGTGCATCACCGGGCGGTCCGGACCGCTTCGGCCAGGGCGTCACGCAGCTCGTTGCCGTAGTGCGCCTTCACGATGTTCTCGGCGATGGTGTGGAACGGGAAGATCACCCGGTATCCCGGGGCGCCATTCGTGAACACGAACACCGGGCGGACCGCATCGCCCCAGGCTGTGCTGCGGCGCTCCCAGATACCCTGGGTGCCTTCGATCTCCGCGACGAAGTAACGCTGGGCATTGCCCTTGCGCCGGCTGCGCCGGCTGCTGGTCGCGTTCGCCTGGTAGCCCCGGCGCTGCTCAGCGGCACCGAGGCCCGACAGCACCTTGGTGATTAGCCCGCGCGGGGCGTTGCCGTAGGCGTTCAGCATGTCGCTCGCCGGCACGGCGTACTGCCCGCGCCGCATGAGGCCGCCGGCGATCAACGCCTCCTCGAACCGTTTGTGCCTGCGCAGCCCGCCGTGCACTGCCTGCTGCAGGTAACGATCAGCCGGGATGCCAGTCGTCCAGCTATCCTTGAACCACACTCGCGCTTCCGGCTTCGCCTTCGTCGCGGGGCGGATGAACAAGCTGTTCATCGTCGTGCTGGTCGGGCGGTCGAGCCGTCCGCGCATCACCTTCAGCATCCCGGCCTTTACGCGCTGCGCCGTCCGGGTAGCGGCTAGCACCCGGGCGAAAGGAATCTGCTCGCGCTCGAAGTCCGTCAGAAAGCGGTGCGCCTCAGTCGAATCAACATCGATCTTGAACATGCGGCGCTCCCGATCAGTTGTCCCGCTCCGACACGGCGGGCAGCTCAACGCCAGCCCGCTTGGCCAGATACCGCGCATACAGCCCGCCCGCCAGATCGGCACCCAGCAGGCCAACGGGAATGGCGAGAGCGCCGGCCAGCAGATAGTCCTGCTTGAGCCAGTAAACCAGCATCAACGTAGCCATGCCGAACATCGCGCTACTGCCGAAGCGCAGCACCACCCGCTTGACCAGTTCGCCAACCGAAAGCCCAGCCACATCAGCCTGGCGCATCTCGCCAACCAGCCCAGCCAGTGCGACCGCAATGAGCAGCCAGGTCGGCATATCGGCCAGCACCTGCTGGGTCTGTTGCTCCGTCGTCATGCGCGGGCTCCTCGGCGGCGGAAATAGAAAAGCCCGCACGCGGCGGGCAAAGCTGACGGCGACCCGCCAACAGGAGATAAAGACAAAGCCCCGCACGATGGCGGGGCTTTGAGAGGTGACCGGCAGGGGAACCGGCCTTTGCCTGACACAGCAAGTTAGGCTCGTTTCGGTCATCGCCTGGGCGCTGCTCTGACCTGTTATGCGCTTTGTACCCCCCAACTGCGGTGGCGTAAACGGTGAGTTAACGCCACCCTGCAATGTTCCGGTTATATGATGGTTATCTGCCGCTTATCTTCCGCCAATAGCGTCTAAGGAATTAAGCCACGTAACGCCCGCCATGCACCCGCTGCATCCGGCGGCGGCATTCCAGCTCCGCCCTCACTCGCTCGTGCAGCTGCTGCACGCGCTCGTGATAGGTACGCTCCGAGCCTATCCGCACCCGCCGCATCTGCTGCTTAATCGTCGGGATCGGGTCAGGCAGGTAGCGCACCATCGCCAGCTTCACCAGCTGTGTCTCCAGGCAGAACGGCGGGCGAGTCGTGTTCCCAGCCTGCCGCCAGGCCTTCGCCAGCTTGCGGTCCTGCACCAGCCCCGCCTGCTTGAGCGTCCCGATGGCAGCATCCACCTCCTCGGCAACCTGATCGACCGCGCCAGCCAGCCCCATCGAGCCGCGACCAGAAGTGGGGATCATCCCGCCGTACTGCATCGCCACCGCCAGCGGTGACGAACCAGCCGAGCCAGGCGAACCCAGCCCGCCACGGCACCGCTCTCCCCAGTGCTGCAACAACGCCTCGACTGCCTCAATCACGGCCCACCTCCCCTGCAAAACCAACCCGACACACAAACGCCCAACCCAACACAAACCCGACACACTCAAAACCCTTAAAAATCAATGCTTTCAAAGCATCTGTGTCGGGTGTGTTGGGTTTGTTGGGTTTTTCAGCCCTCGCATAAGAAAAAAACAATGCCGCCTTCGAAACAGCCAAACGAATCGGCGCATGCACGCCTGCGCGCGCGTCAAACCCAACACACCCCGCACACACGCCGCAAAGCCCCGCCGTTTCTAGCTCCGCGCTGTGTTGGGTCGCAAAACCAAACCCGACACAACCCAACACACCCGACACACAATCGCGCGCACTCATGCTGCCTTCCCCTTCACATGATCCCAGCCATCCACGTCCCAGCCCGCCTCACGCGCCTTTGCACGCCAATCCTTCACCATCTGGCCGAGCGCAGCGCTCGTCAGAGATGGGGGCAGGGAAGAGTTCGGATCGTCAGGGATGAAGAACGCGCCAAAGCGCCGTGAGTTGCCATCCGTCCAGGGGATCGGTCGCGCCGTCTTCTCCACCTCGGAACTGATGAACAGGCTGAACTTCGTCTGGCTCATCGCGTGTTCACGGTTGCGCTGGCACCACTCGAGGAACAGCGAATAGAGGTCGCTCGACAGGCAGCCACCCCACAGCCCGCGCCCCAGCTCCTGCGTACGCCACTGGTGCAGAAAGGTCTGCCAGCCGGCCCGGCTCAACGCCACCAGGCGCTGCCGCGCATCGGTATGCGGCGGGCGCGTCCGCTCGTTGAAGTCGCCCAGGTCGACCGCCAGCAGCCACGCATACAGCGCCGCCACACCACCATTGGCCAGCTCGCGCCCGATCGCCTGCTGCCGCTCCGGCGGCAACGTCTCCTGCGGCCACATCACCAACAGCCGGCGGTCACTGTCACTGATCGGCCACGGCAGGATCTCGTTAGAGAGGAACACCGCATTCATATGGTTGGCTTCCTCCCAACCATTGATGAACTTCGACTCCATCCGCACCGTCTTGCCGGTGATCAGATGCTTGATCTTGCCCACCTGGTTGTAACGCTGGTCGCGGCTGACCACTTCCTCGAACACCGCCCACAGCTTCCGGCTCTGCCACGCGTTGAAGTTCGATTCCAGCTGCGTCTGCCCCACCGTCGCCGCGTACTGCCCATACAGCGCCCCCATCGTGTCCGCGAAGAACAGGCTCTTACCGGAACCCTCCATCACCGAATGCATCAGCACAGCGGTGTCCAGCTTCGCGCCCGGGTGCTGCAACGGAAAGGCCAGCCACTTCGTCAGCCAGTCCAGTGCCTTGCCGTCGTGGTTACAGAGAAACGAGATCAGCCAGCGCAGGTTCTCGCACGCCGCATCATCACGCACCGGCTCCAGCGGCAGCCCCTCGAACGTGTTGATGTACGTCGCCGGGTCCTTCGTCATCGTCGGGTCGAACACGATGTGGTCCACGTCCACCGTGCGGCGCTCAGCACTGTTGAGCCACAGCGCGTAGGCATCGCCAAGCGCCATCTTCACCGCGCCTTCCGGGATGCGCCGCTTCTTCTCGCGGTCCCACACATCCTTCGTCCCGTCGATGTACACATAGCGCTCGGTCGGCGGCATGCCCAGCGCACCGGCCTTCTTGCCCGCCATGCGCCGCGCCTGCTCGATCTCGCGCACCGCATCGGCGCCGATCAGCTTCTTGTTCGTGTCATCCAGCCAGGTCTTCGCCAGCAGCTTGCCCACCAGCGCCTCGAAGGCGGTCTTCTTCATCGCCGCTTTCTTATCCTGGTCCCATACCTGCGTCGTGCCCTCAACCAGCGCAAACCGCCGCAGCACCTGCTCGGGCGTGAAGCCCGCCCCCTGCCCCCCGGTGTCGGAGGAGCCGGCCGGCGCGGCGGCTTCATCAGCGGATGGGGCCGGGGAAGGCTTGCCAGCCGCAACAGCCGCGTCGAGCTGCTGCGCCACCGCATCCTGCCCCCACGCCACATGCACATCGTTCCAGTCCTGCCCTGCCTCGCCTTCGGCCGGCTGGGTCGGGAAGGCAGCAATGCCCCCTACCTCACCCGCCGCCGCTTCCGCCTTCTTGCGGCCCGGGTTGCCAGGCTTCGTCGGGTCATCGTCACCGGCCACCACCAGCAGCGCATCCGGGCATTGGGCCGCCAGGTCACGCGCCACCGCCGGCATGTTGCCGGAGTCCAGCGCCATCGCCACCGGCCAGCCCATCGCCATGTGCACGCTCGCCGCCGTCGCGTAGCCCTCGGCCTCGCCGATCACCGTCGCGCCGTTCAGCTCACCCAACACATGCCGGCAACCCGCCTTGCGACCGTACTTCGGGAACAGCTTCGTGCCCTGCTCGTTGATCGCCTGCAAGCTCCACAGCTTCCCCGCCGCATCGCGCAGCGGAATGGCAATGCTGCCCTTCTTGAACATCAGAAAGCTGATCGAATCCGGCCGCGGCTTCGGCAGGTTGGCGAAAAACTCGCGCGTCTCACTGCCCACCCACACATCGCAGCGCTGCCGCTCGTCATCGATGGAAAGCACAACCGTGTAATGGAAGAAGCCAACGCCAAAAGCCCCCACCTGCTTGCGTTCCAGGTAGGGGCTTTCGCCTTGCGGCTTGCAATGCTTCGTCCAGATCAGCTCGCAAGCCTGCGCGACGGCCTCGCGCATCACCGCCAGCCGCGCCTCGTCCGCTTCGATCTCAGCCTGCCGCACCGCCCGCCGGGCTTCCGCCTCGGCATTCAGCCGCCGTTTCTCCTCGGCAGTCATCGGCTCCCGGCGCGGCCGCCAGCCGTTGTCCTTCGCCAGTTTGATCACCGTGCCCATGCCCGTGCCGGCCTTGCGGAAGCTCCGCCAAACCGTCTTCGCATCGCCTGCGTTATACCCTGCGCCCGTCGCACTCCAAGTATCCCAGGCGTCAAAGCCGGCACTGGCGAACTCCGCCTTGATACCCATGCCCACCTGCAACCAGGTATCGCGGTCATCGGCGGGGATGTACTGCAGCAGCTCGGTCAGGTCGGCCAACGTCAGCGGTACGCGCTCAACCACGCCGCACCCCCGCATTCTTCTTGTCCGCGAACGCCTGGCAGTCGGTGCACATCCGGCACCCCTTCACCGCCTCGCGCCGGGCCTGCGGAATCTCGCCGCCGCACCCTTCGCACTCGGTCAGGCTCTCACCCTGGTACTGCACGCGGCTTGCGATAAGGCGCTGCAGCTCCTCGTCCTGCTCCCGCTGGGCACGTTCGATCAGATGCTCATCCATGGCACACTGCCTCCGCTTCCATCGCCTGCTCAGCGCCGGCCACAATCCCCAGGATCTCGCCGATCATCTTGTTCGCGTGGTAGCGCAGCGCTTCCACTTCGTGCCGCTCCCAGCAATTGTCCTCGGCGCCATCGTGCAGGCTGCCCACGAATTCGCCTTCGGCCTGCAGCAGCGCGCCCAACGCCTTCAGCGCATCGCGTGTAGCCGGTACCGGCTGCGGCACGAACGCCACCGCGCCGGCCGGGCGCACCAACGCCGCCAGCAGGCGCGAGTCGCGCGTGGTCGCCACGATCTCTTCAAGGAACTCAGGGTGCAGCGGGCGGTTGCCCGTGGGGTTGACGCGCTTGCTCAGCTCGTCGGGGTCGATGCCGATGGTCAGTGCCACCGCGTTCTGCCCACCCACCGCATCGCGCGTGGCGCGGTACAGCGCCTGGCGGGTGGTCAGCACCGGGCCGGCGC